GCGTACCGAGACAATATCTCTATGTCCCGGGCTATAGCTGAAGGGCTCTATGGCAGAAAGACCCTTGGCACTGACCAGTTTGGTAAGGACATTGATCCCTCCACAGAAGGGGGTCGCTTTGGAGGCAGCCCCAACGGAAATGGCTGGACAGCAGAGTACGATAAAGAAGGAAATTACGTACAAAGTGTCCAAACCAATCACGCTACAGGGCGTCTCAATAGCCAAGTAGAGCAGAATCTGAGAGGCACTACTCTAGCAAGTGATAAACCTACATATGGTCCTCTAGAGGCATTTAGTAAGTCTCGTGAACAGCTTGACCTGATGATAGACGCACGTACCCGGCTGGAGCAAGAAAAGGAAGAAAGACGAGGCACCTCTTGGGATAATCCAGATGCACGGGCTGCAAGAGCTAATACATTACGTAGTCCAGGTGCCTACAATATCAATGTGAGGAATTACAAAGATGAGGCTGAAGTCTCTTATCTTGATGATAGTGTACCACAGGCCTCAGAGGCAGAGCTCTCAGGAGCAAGAGATGATCCTGGGGGCACACGAGCTGACGATCAAGCTGAAAAAGATGCCATTACGGCTTTCCATCTAGGGGCTCCGCCTTGGGCGGGTGATACTTGGAGTGGAGGGGGCGGGGACTTTGACTTTGGCCCTGATGAAGGGACAGCAAAGTCTGCGGCAGAAGAGGGAGGTTTAGAAGAGGGGCAGTTTGAAGGAGAAGCCCAAGGCGGCATGATCCGTGGCAAACGCTACCAAACCGGAGGCGGCGTAGGCGCAGGCATGATCCGTGGCCCCGGTTCAGCCACTTCCGACTCGATCCCCATGAAGGCTGATCCCGGGGACTTCATCCTTAACGCAGCCGCCGTGAAGTACTTCGGCCAGGACCGTATCCAAAAGGACATTGCCCGAGCCATACGAAAAATTGCCAAGCCTGGGTTCGCAGTTGGTGGTGCCCCAGACAACATAGGCTCAACCCCTATCCGTGTCTCCAATGGCGAGATGTTTATCCCCAAAGAGCTTAAAGGAGCTTTCGGTGAGGACAAACTGAACCGGATGAACGACTATGGGAAGAGCCTCATGGCTCGGGGAGGAGAGGCCGGGGGCTACAAACGAGGCGGGGAGACTAAGGAATATACAATTAAAGAACTGGGTCACTGGCACCGTTGGCTAATGAAAGAAGGCAAGAACCTCTTGGAGACACCCCCTGATGATAAGCTAGACCCAGAGCGATATAAGCGGTTCATGTATAATAAAAAGGCTTTTGATGAGGAGGTGAAAGCCTCAGGGAAAGCCGAAGGGGGAGCCCTCCGTGGCACCCCCCGCACCCACGGCTGCCATAACGCCGTGCTCCCGGGCACGGGCTATGCTGACGGCGACGTTATAGAGGGTTTGTCTCCTGGACCCGAGGGCCTGATACCCTGGGAAAACAAACAAGCCCTCATCAAACCCCACAAGAAAATGTTCGATGGCCTAACCGACGATGAAAAAATGAGAGCCATACTTCCTAGTAAGTGGCTGAACCCATCCGAGAAAAAAGCCGTAATAGAACAGTATTACGGACCCAACGGATTGATACCTTCCGATCCTGCCGCCCTCGAGTGGTTCAAGAAAAACCCCCAGGATCTTGATAAACATCACAAGATATTCATAGACGATCTAGAAAACATGTACATCTGGGAACGCTTCTTCAATAAGAACCCAGTCAGCAAAACCAAGACGTGGAGGCCCGAGCTAGAATTGGCCAGAGGTGGGGAAGCCGTTTCTAATAAAGCCTTGACGGGCTATGCTGACGGAGCCGCCGTCGAAGAGGGCTACAACGAATACAGCATAATGGATGTCCTCAGTAGGGTTATCGGGAATATCTTTGGAGTAGAAGACGATACGCCCCAAGGCTCCAGCCTGACAGGCGAAGCCCTACGACAAGTCATCGAAAGCCTCGACCCAGCACGGAATCCTTTGCCCCCAGACCCCGAAGACGATGGCACTCTCCTACCCCGGGAACCACCGCCCTTCGATGAGCAAGAGTTCCAGACGGGGGTCAGGGACACCGACTGGTTCAGACAGTTCGTTGATCAATATGGAGAGGAACCCGATTTAAGGCCAATGTCTGAGAATCCCGAGGCTGGACCGAATTACGATTATCGGAAAGCATGGGCCGCTGGGATTCGTCCGACGCCGAATGCCAACGACGCTGGCCGCTACCACTGGCCCAGTTCCCCCGGCGGCGGTGAGATGTTGAAATCGAAGAGTCATCCCACGACTTGGAAAGAACATTTCATGCGGCAATATGGCGTTGATCCAGACACTTTGCCGCCAGAGGAGATTGAGCGGTTACGAGGGAGAGGATTGCCGCAAGGCTTCACCATCCAACGTGGCCCCGAGCTAGACCCCCGTGAAAGAAACATCCGGGAGATGCAGGACTTCCGTGCTCCTGGTGATGATCCGGAGTTCCAGGGGGGCAACGGCTTCATTTCAGGTGGAGAACTCCAAGGAATCCAAGGTAACCGTTTCGGAGCCCTCTATGAGGGTGCAGCCCGAGCTCAGACCCCAGGAGGCCAGCCCTCTTTGAGTGGGCGTGATCCCCGTGAGACGCAAGGGTTTGTGCCGGTTCCTGGAGGGGTCACGGACAATGTAGAACTCAGCAATATTGGTGGTGCAGATAATATAAACACTATGAAGGACTTCATTTATAAGAAGGAGGGAGCCTTCAATAAAAAGTACAATGTTGGCGGGGACAAATATAAATCATATTGGGATCCACTAGCAAATAAGGGCAAAGGTGCCTGGACTATGCCTGGAGGCCTGACGACAGAGAGAGGTTTCTCAGTTACCGAAACTACAATCAAAACTAAAACAGAGATCAAGGCTGAAATGAACAGACGAGTTAGCCGAAATGACGCTTGGTTCTCTAAGAAGTATGGCAAAAAATATGATGACTTGAATATCAATCAAAAAACAGCTCTTAATTCTCTCGTTCACAATGCAGGTAGAGCAGCCTTTGGGGGGGACTCTATTGCGGGGGTTACAGAGAGTAAGGCGTCAAAAGCTTTTAAGCGAGGGGATATGGAGACCTTCAAACTAGAAGCCTTTGGTAAGAACTCTTGGAGCTATAATATACTAAAGAGCCGCAGAGATTCCGAAATGGCTAAATGGAATACTCCGGTAAACTAGAGAGGCGGATGCCTCGGTAAGGGCCTTCGGACCCTTGTCGAGACAGCAACCCACGCTCCCTGCGTGGCCCTGATCTCTTCAACAACCAAATTGCCACCCGGAGAAACCCGGCCCAAGGAGGTACTATGTTAGATACGGAAGCCGAAACACTAAAGCCCACCCCATACCGGGCTGATTACAGAAGGGAGTTAGACAACCAGACGGACGAGGAGATACTCAGCGAGGACAAGCAAGAAGAAGAAGAAGAAACTGCCCCCGAAGAGCCCCGAGTCCCCCTTGCAGAACCCAACGTTAATTGGAAGAAACGGTACGATGATATGCGTACCTATCACAACCGATACGTTGAAAAGCATAAGTCCGAAGAGCAGGTGCCAGACTTGGTACCCCCTCAAACTCTCGAAGAACTGGACAAGTTCAAGGTCCAGTATCCCGAGGTCTACAATTCCATGAAGGCTATCTCTCGACTAGAGTCCGATGGCCGAATACGGAGCGTAGAGGACCGCTTGGAAGACCTTCAAGAAAAAGAAGAAGAGGCCGTCCAAACGAACGCAAGAGCTGAGTTGTTACGACGCCACCCAGACTTTGACGATTTGACGAAGTCCGACGAGTTCAATGCGTGGCTGGAAACCCAACCTTCTCAGATCACCGATGGTGTCACGAAGAATAACACGGATGCCGCATGGGCCGCTAGAGTGATCGATCTGTATAAGAACGACACGGGCCAATCCAAGCCCAAGTCGAAGAAATCTAAATCCGACGATGCAGCCGCAGAGATCCGGCCCACATCCCGTGGTTCTGATCCCTCAAAGAAAGAGGACAGGATTTGGACTAATGAAGAAATCTCACGACTTAAACCTGCTGAGTTTGCTCGTCTCGAAAAAGAGATCGATAAAGCCAATCGGGAGGGTCGTGTCAGATAATGTAATGGAGACTTAAAATGGCTTTTGCCGGTGCTGGCGGATACCAGAACTTACCCTCGGGTAATTTCTCTCCGCAGATCTACAGCCAGAAAGTCCTCAAGTTCTTCCGTACGGCCAGTGTTGTTGAAGACATCACCAATACTGACTATTCTGGGGAAATTGAGAACTTCGGTGATACCGTCAAAATCATCAAAGAGCCTACTGTTACCGTTCGTGCGTACACCCGTGGTACCACGGTCAACGTCGAGGACTTGGCTGATAATCAGCTGACCCTCACCGTAGACCAGGGTAGCTACTTCGCGTTCAAAGTGGATGACATCGAAGAGCGTCATTCACATGTGAACTGGGAGTCGCTTGCCACGTCTTCAGGCGCTTATGCCCTGAAGGAAAGCTTTGATGAAAACATCATCGCTTACATGGTTGCGAACGTAGCTTCTGGTAACACTATCGGTTCCGATGGTTCTGGACAAGATGTCGGCTTCGGTTCTGGTGAAGTTGACCCCGCCAATCTGCTTGCTAACCATGCACGTAGGTTACATGTAAACGATGTTCCTGAGGAAAACCGCTGGTTTCTTGCCAGTCCCCAGTTCTACGAGCAGCTTGGTCAGTCCGTTTCAAAACTGATGGCTGTCGAGATCACTGGTGATGACGCAAGCCAACTGCGGAATGGCCGCATGACTGACCGTATCGTTCACGGTTTCCGTCTGTATTCGACCAACAACTTTGCTGCGAGTTCTACTTCGAACTACTACAAAGTGTTGTCGGGCCACATGAGCGCCGTCGCAACTGCGAACCATATCGCCAAGACCGAGGTCGTGCGTGACCCCGATTCCTTTGCCGATATCGTCCGTGGCCTGCACGTTTATGGTCGCAAGCTTTTGCGCTCCAAAGCTCTGTTCCTTGAGCACATCTTGGTTGACTAAGGGAGGATAAATTATGGCTACAATTGATCTAACTGATGGTCAGTCTGGTGCTGGTGTTGTTGGACGCCAAGCCTTCTATCTGATGGAGAAGACTCTTGACTGGGCAGAAGCTCTTGACCAGCATAGTGCTACGGTCATTTCCGCTTCGGATATTTTCCAGGTGCTTGATCTTCCCGCAGAGCATATGATCCTGCATGTGGGTGCCGAAGTTATCGCGGCTTCCACCGCAGCTACCGTGACTATCGACATTGACGTTGCCGCTGGTGACGACATGGTTGATGGTGCGGATGCTACGTCTACAGGCTACTGTGCAGCTGGCACGGAAGGCAACATTGGTTGGTCGGGCACTGCTTCGTCCAGTCATGTTACCTACGTGCCTCGGTATGCAGCTACTGACACCATCGATGTTACGGTGGCTTCTCTCTCAGGTGTTCTCGATGCCGGTAAGGTGCGTGTGTACGCACTTGTTGCCGACATTGGGGGTGTCAATGAGAAAAGCCCCTTGGCTGACGTGACGTTCTAGGAAACTGGGTAAACCTCAGGTCACTTCGGTGGCCTGGGGAGCCTTTCAATTAGGAGAAGACAATGGCTGTTTCAACTGCCAGTTTGACCGCCGATATTAACGGACGGTTTCTATTGCACCCCCAATATACGACTAGCTACGATCTGACAGTTGGGGGAGCCCCGCAGATGTTGTTCGGTGCAAGCAAAATTGTAATCAACGGATCAACCGTCACTGCGACGGCTGCCGAGATTAATGCTGCTGCTGACAACAGTGCCCGTTTCGTGGCCGGTTCGACAAGTACGAACCTCACGAACTATGGCATTTCGACGCTTCCCTCGACGGATGCAGGTGCTTATACTCTAGCTGATCCTGTAGCCGGTACAGTGAAGCATATTTTCATGGATGGTGCTACTACTACTGTCAACTCGCTTACAACTGCTTCTACGGATACTACGTACGACGGCACAAATACTGTCTTGTCGTTTAACGCAGCCGCAGAGGCTGTTATTCTTGTTGGTGGCAGCTCTACTCGTTGGTATATCATGACTAATCCAGCATCCGTAGCACTTTCTACCCCATAGTTAAAAGAGAACTAATGGCAGAATTTGTCAAGAAAAAAAAGGTGGCTATTGTTGGCACGGCTCCTAGTTCGTGGCAACTGGCCCCGTTTGGTGATCCTGAGTGGGAGATATGGGGCATCTCAGCGATGCATCAGCATCTCCCACGTTGGGATCGTTGGTTTGAGTTTCATGACCTCGACATTTTTGTAGACCTCGACAATGGGCCGATGCGTCCATTCAAGGCTGCATATGAAGGCCACTTAGAGTGGTTGGGTGCCTGCAAAGGTCCTTTGTACGTTAAAGAATTGGATCCTAGGGTTCCCCATGGTAAGCTATTTCCATGGCAGGAACTGGTAACCAAGTTTGGTCGAGGTGGTTTCACTAATAGTATCTCGTGGCTGGTGGCCTTTGCCATCAAAGAGGGGTACGAAGAAATCGGTATCTGGGGTGTTGACATGGCCCAGGAGTCCGAATACCGACACCAAAAACCCGGATGTTACTTTTTTATGGGTTGGGCACAGGGTGCTGGTATCAAAATGACTATCCCAGAGCAGTCAGATCTGTTCAAGATACGGGCTCTATATGGCTTTGAAGATAATTATTCGGAGTTCCATGCTAAATGTGATGTTCGGAAGCGAGAACTTACAGAACGCATCCGTGCAGCTGATCTGCAAAAGGAAAAGTTCGAAAAAGAAGGTGTCTACTTACGTGGTGCCATTAACGATATCGACTATTTCATAAACAATTGGAACTAAGATGACCCTTCGGCAAATTAATGGTGCAACAAAGATGGAGTCTACAACGACTGCTATCTTGTATACGACACCCACAAACCATACAACTTATGTTGCATCATTAGTTGCCTCTAGTACGAGTTCTTCCGCCCGCACTATTACAATAGATTGGATTGATGTTTCCGAATCTACAACTATCGCCTATAAACTTTGTAATGAACACTCGCTATCCTCCAAGAGCTTCAAGATCTTCTATTTCAAAAATACTCTCGAAGAAAACGATATTCTTCGTGCCACCGTGTCCTCCACCGAGATAATGGACATCACCCTGAGCCTCGAAGAAAGCTACATTAACAGGTAAGCCAATGAACTATCTCGATCTGTCAAATGTCATCTTGCGGGAACTCGGGGAAGTCCCCATTACCACCACGTCGAGTCAAGTGGGCTTCCAGCGGTTTATCGTGGATGGTGTAAACAGGGCTATTCGGGATGTCGATGGAGCCTATTTTGATTGGCCCCACAATTACTCGGCACAAACCGATGCCACCGTCCCAGGGCAGGCTGAGTACGCATGGTCCACCACTCTCCGCCGAGTGGACATCAACTCGTTTATCCTGGTGCCTACAGACCTCGTCACGAATGGGCAGTTCACGAGTGATATATCCTCGTGGACGGACAATTCCTCGGCCAATGGCACCACCGTTTATTCGGCTACGGGCAATGGCCGGTTAAGCCTCACCCCAGGCTCCAGTGGCATCGCCTCGACCTACCAAGCCCTCGACACTACCTCTGGCGCTCAATACCGAGTATACGTACGGACGGTGACCGGCTCCACGGCTGTAGTCGGCCTCAAACTCGGCACGACAGCCGGGGGCACGGAAATTGGTACCCAGTCCCTCACCACGGACAGCCCCGGAGACGGGGCGTACAACTCATTCACCTTCAACTCCACCGCCACCACGACCTACCTGACCCTCCATAGTTCCGTGGCCTCCGTGACCCACGACGTGGACCGCATCCAGGTATTCGAGGACATGCAGCCCGTGGAGCTCAACCATCTTTCCAACGAAGAATGGAACTCCCGGTTCTCCGAAGACGAACGTCTTCTGGATCCCAGTTCATTCGGCGTCCCAGCGTCCGTGTCATTCACGAAGAACAACAAATATCGTCTTGGTCCCCTTCCCGATAAAACCAAGTACACCGTCGAATACGATGGCTGGCTGACCCCGACTACCCTGTCAAGCTCCGGGGACACCCCCGACTTACCCGACAGTTTTGATGACGTTCTCATCAACCGTGTTCTGTACTACGCCCACAGGTATCGGTCAGACCACCAAGCAGCGGCCACTTCCCTCAGGGACTACCAGAGTTCCTTGAAGTCAGCCCGCACGGAACTGATTAACGAAGAAGACTATATGCTAACGGATGTGATCCCCAGACAAAGGTATATCTAATGCCTGAGACTACCTTAGTAAACCCACTTACAGTCGTTAGTAAGGGCGGGCTCATTTTGGACACGTCCGTATTAGAGATGCCTCCTGGGGCCGCATCCGTGCTAGAAAACTGGGAACCTGATATCGAAGGCGGCTACCGGACTGTTGATGGATTCTCTAAGTATTCGGATACGGAAGTCACAGGCTCAGGTCCTATTTTGGGAGTGGCCATTCTAGGTTCCCGAGTTATTGCGTGTCGATCTAGCAATATTATGTGGGGTACCGGAACTTCGTGGTCTTCTATTAATGCTGCCCGCACAAATGCTAATAAGTATGTTTTTGATAAGTACAACTGGGCGGGCACAGAAATTCTCATAGGAGCAGATGGAGATAACTACGCCTTTACTTATGATAACAGCACATTTACACTTCTTAACGGTGGGATAGGTGCGGGGGCGGGCACGGCACCTACAGCGCCCACCCACGTTATTGAACACAAAGGACATATTTTCTACGGAGGCTATTCGAATCTCGGGGGTTCTGGTGCGATAACATTTTCAGCCCCGTATCTGCCTAACGACTTCACGACTGCCCAGAATGCTGGAGAAATCCAACTAGGGGATACCTTCGTGACGTTCAAGACCTTCCGGGAAGAACTTTTTATTTTCTGTTCGAATAGTATCCATAGGCTGGTCGGCTCCTCCCGGGGGGACTTCCGACTTATTCCTGTGACAGAACAAATTGGGTGTTTGGCATCCGGATCCGTACAAGAAGTTGGGGGCGACCTTATCTTCCTTGGGCCAGACGGTTTAAGAACGGTAGCAGGTACTGCAAAGATCGGGGACGTGGAACTGGCTTCCATTTCGAAAGCCGTCCAGTCTCGTCTCAACAACATCACCCTCACAGATATCAATTCTGTAGTGATTCGAGAGAAGACCCAGTATCGGATGTGGTTCCCGGTTTCAGCCACGGCAGAAAATTCCTCCAAAGGAATTATAGCTGTCCTCAAACGTAATTTTGGCCCAGAAGGGGTTATGGCAGTCAACTGGGAATATGCAGACCTCAAGGGCATCAAACCCAATATATGCTATTCGGACTACATTGGGGATGATGAATACGTGCTCCATGGGGATTTCGATGGAGGCTTTATATACCGCCAAGAAAGTGGTAATAGTTTCGATGGAGCCAATATCTTTGCTACGTATCGAACTCCCCATATGATCTTTGGGGATCCAGGCATCCGTAAGATACTTGAACGTATCAATATCAATTACACAACAACTGGAGTAACGGACTTTACGGTGAGGGCTATTTTCGACTATGAAGATCCAGACACCTCACAACCCCAAGCTCTTACCATCACAGGTGGCGTAGCTGCTAGTTCTTATGGAACAGCTGTGTATGGAGCAGGTTCGTATGGAGCCACGAGCTCTCCAATCCTGAGACAAACCTACTTCGGCAGTGGATTCGCCATTGCTTTTGAATTTAAAAGAATAAGTACGGACCCTTCCGTAGCAATACGAGGATTTGAGGTCGAGATCATCCCAGGTGGGAGAAGGTAAATGGCCGGTTATACAAGACAAGAGACATATACTACGGGTGACACTATCGAAGCTGATGACACGAACAATGAGTTCGATGTCTTGGTTACTGCATTCCATTCAACGTCAGGCCATAAACATGATGGCACAGCTGCCGAGGGTGGTCGGGTACCAAGCCTCATTGATGCTGATGGTGATACCAAGATTATGGTTGAGGAATCATCGGATGATGATACCATCAGAGTTGACGCCAGTACAACAGCCCAAGACGTACTCACTGTGTCCCCCACCTCAGTTGTATGGAACGATGCAGGCTCCTCGACATTTGGTTGGCGCTTAGAAAGTGACACAGACGATTATCTTATCCACGTAAAGCCCGGGGTTGATGTCCTGGCCATTGGTTCTTCGGCAGGTTCAACCCTTATGAAGCTGGACGTGGGTGGACGAGCTAATGCTACTTCGTTTAGCCTTAATGCTGGAGCCGTGGTAGTCTCTACAATCCTCGATGAAGACGCCATGACATCCAATAGTTCTGTAGCTCTAGTCACACAGCAGTCCATTGTGTCCTATGTAGCTACTCAGATGTCTTCCGCAGACACTTATGCTGAACTAGGGGACGTGACTGTCTCCACTCTAGCTAATAATGACCTAACCAAATACGTGTCGGCCTCTACTGAGTGGCAGAACCTCACGACGGGCTCCACGACCCAAGTCCTTCGTGGCGGAACTATTTGGGGAAGTGTCGAGATACACGATATTGCTTCGGGCACGGACGGGGAACTGGTTACGTGGTCCTCAGCTGGCACGGCCACCACAGTTGCGGTAGGCACCTCAGGGCACGTGCTGACATCTGGAGGGGCAGGCGAACAGCCCGACTTCACCACGGTTGGCCTAGACTCCATGGCAACGGGCACAGACGGTGAATTGTTTACGTGGTCCACTACAGGAACAGCCACCACTGTTGCCGTGGGTTCGTCCAGCCACGTTTTGGTTAGTGCCGGGGCGGGTGAGAAACCTTCCTTCGCTGCCCTTGGTGTGGGTTCCTTGGCAGACGGCACGGACGGGGAACTCGTAACTTGGTCTACCACCGGGACTGCTACTACTGTGGCTGTTGGTACGAGTGGTTATGTTTTGACATCTAATGGTGCGGGTGAGAAACCAAGCTTTCAAGCCGTACCATCTTCTACTTCTATTGCCTTAGCTAATTTGGCGGATGGCACGGATGGTGAATTAGTTACTTGGTCTACCACGGGAACAGCTACGACGGTTGCAGTAGGCACGGCTGGGCATGTGCTCACTTCAGCAGGGGCTGGTGAGAAGCCCGTATTTGAAGCGCTCGACGTAGCTATCGGAGAGTTGGCTGCGGGCACGGACGGCAACCTTATCTCGTATTCCTCGGCTGGTACGGCCACGGCTGTTGCCACAGGCACAGTGGGCCAAGTCCTAACGTCCGTGGGTGCTGACGAGGGCATACCGGTCTTTGAGACTCTCTCCGTGACGGTGACCGAGTTGGCTAATGGTACGGACGGAGAACTCTTTACCTGGAGCACAACTGGAACAGCCACGACAGTAGCTGTGGGTACAGCAGGTCATGTGCTCACTTCGGTAGGGGCTGGTGAGAAGCCTGTTTTCGAAGAGCTTGATGTGACGGTAGCCGAACTGGCTGCTGGTACGGACGGGCAGATCGTCACTTGGTCGAGTGCTGGTACGGCTACTACAGTTGGTCCTGGTACCTCGGGACAGGTCCTCACTTCGGCAGGTGCTGGAGAGAAGCCGTCGTTTACCACTCTTGCCGGGGGCGGGCCAAGCCTGGGTTCAGACAGTATAATCCGAACCAACAAGGATGACATTGGCGAGAACATTACGTTTGTTGCTGGCGGGCTATACGAGAACGGTATGTCAGTCGGCCCGATTACAATCAATGCAAGTTAT